GAGGTGACTCTGACTTCTGTGGCCTACCTGGTGACCACTGCGGGATCGGGCCTGACCGCCGGCCAGAACTTCATCGGTCTGTACGACAGCACGGGAGCACTGCTGCGGTCGACCGCAGACCAGACTGTCAACTTCGGAGGAGCCGCCTTCAGGCAGGCGAACTGGTCCACCCCCGTGCTGGCGCCCGCCGGGGCCTACTGGGTGGCGTTCCTGGCCAACGGGACCACGGCCCCGACCCTCGGCAGGTACCTGTCCTGGACGCCGGCCCCTGAGATCCTGAACGTCGGGCTGACGGTGACCACGGCGCGCAGCGCCACATCAGGGGCTGGCCTGACCGCGCTCCCCACCCCGGTCACCATGTCCGCCCGTACCCTGAGCGGCACCAACTGGGTAGCGGTCCTTCTCTGATGCTCACTCGTAGCGCGCAGTACGCGCAGGCGCTGACCGGACCGCATCAAGTGGTCGCCTACGTCACGTCCACCGACATCGACGGCAACCCGCTCACGCTCACCCCGGAGGGAACCCCCGCGGTCCTCCCGCTGCCGCTCACTACCGGCAACGTGGCCGCGGTCATTCAGTCGAGGGTGACGCGCCGGCTGTCTCTCGACCTGCCGGGCGACTTCTATCCGAGGACCCCTACCGACCCCTTGTCCGAGTCGTCTGCGGTGCTCAGCGTGCGGGCTGGCATCCGCTACGGCAACGGGACGGAGGAGACGTTCCCGCTGTTCAAGGGGCGTGTCCAGAACGTCACTCGCAACGAGGACATGTCGTGCTCGGTGGAGGCTGACGACTTGGCGGCCGACGTCGTGGCGTACCCGTTCGAGCAGCCGTGGACCATCAAGAATCCCGGGTCGGTCCTGACCGAAATCCGGGCGATCATCTTGGAGGCGGTCCCGCAGGCCACGTTCGATCTCACGCTGGCGCCGCCCGACCAGCCGGTGCCGTCCGAGCTCGTGTTCAACGAGGACCGGGGGAAGGCGCTGGACGATCTGGCTGCGGTCCTGGGTGCCCGCTGGTACTGCCTCGGCAGCGGGGAGTTCACTGTGCGGGCGTACGCGTACGAGGGTGTTGCGCCGCTGCTCGACATCAGCGACGGCCCGCGCGGGCTGCTCACCGCCGCCACACAGGACCGGTCCCGGGACGGGGTGGCGAACTCGGTGACGGTCATCTCCGAACGGTTCGACGGCTCGCCCCCGGTGCGCGTCACCCGGCGCGACACCGGCAGCTCCTCGCCCACCAGGTTCGGCGGCCCGTTCGGCCGGGTGGCCCGAGTGGCGAGCGTGCAGACGCCTCTCACGCAGGCGCAGGCGACGGACTATGCGGACGCGCTGCTCCGTGCCGGCGAGGCGCTCGTGTCCCAGTGGTCCGGGACCATGATCACGGACTATGCGCTGGAACCCTCCGACTGCGTGCGCCTCACCTACAAGGGCCTCACAGAGAACCAGGTGTTCGACACGCTGACGTACCCGCTGGTGGTCGACGCGCCTCAAAGCTTTGTCTCCCGCGGCGTCTCGTCGCTTCCCGCGCCACAGATGGTGGAGGACTGACCTGTGAAGACAACCCCCCTGCGGGAGTACCCGTACCCCGAGTGTGATCCTCCGCTGGTCAAGGACGCGTCCGACATCATTCAGATGTTCGACCTTGCGACCGCGATGGACGAGGACATCGAAAACCTGACGGATGAAGCGATTACGCTCGCTTTTCCGGCAGCATCCAAGATGCGCATGTCCGGTCTCAGCACCACGGCCCAGGAATTCGTGGTGGTGTACGGGACGAGTTCGTGGCAAACCAGGGTCGGAATGAACAGCACCACCCTGGGTGCCATCATCGCTCCCCATACCGGGTTCTATCAGGTGCACATCTGGGTGGCCTCCAACAGTGCGACTTCTTCAGATATCCGGACGAAACTGGTCGTCAACGGCGTGGACCGTGGCGTGTGGGGCGGGTATTCGGCCGCTGTGTCCGGGGTTGCGCTTCAGCCGGCCACGCACGACGTGAACCTCTTCCTGAACGAGGGCGATCAGCTCACGGCCCGGGTCCGGCACAGTCTTGGCGTGGCGGCCACGTATCAATCGAACCTTCACGCCGTCCAGTTGGTGCGCTCATGAATCAGGTGCGCACTTTCGTACTGGACGCGCAGGAGGGACCTCGCGCGCGCGTACGTACGGGCAACGTGACGGCGGCCTCTCCGAACTCGCTCACGGTGGATGTGGCGGGCACCTCCATCCCGGCCAGCTTCCTTCGCGGGGCGGACATCGTGGAGGGAGACTTGGTGGCGCTACTCGAACAGGGCGGCTCGTGGCTCGCGCTCGGAGCGATCGCGGGTGTGGGTGTGAATGTGGTGGAGAACCCCTCCTACGAAGACGGGCTTGCCAGCTGGACCGTTTACCAGGTGACCGGGACCACGGCGGCAGTCGTCCAGGGCCCGACTGATCTGGCCGTGGACGGGGACTTCTACTTGGAGATGCAGACCGCAGACGCGACCGCGACCAGCATCGTCTACTCGGCTCCGGTCCCGGTCACCGCAGGCGATCAGTTCACTGTGTCCGCCTACGTGTGGGGAACGTACGGTCCGAACGACACCCCTGACGCGGACGCCGATCTCCGGGGTTTGTGGTTCGCCAACGACACCGACCTCTACCCGACCACGAGTAGCGCCGACACCGTGATCGCCTCTATCGCGAACGTGCCCTTCCGGCCGCCTCTGTCCACCCTCTCCGGAACGGTCACGGCTCCGGTGTCGGGGTTCATGAGGATCGGATTGCGGTCCGTTCTGAGCCCGGCGGGGACGCTCGCATACGATCTTGTGATCGCCAGAGAGGTGACGTGACATGCCCGGCACCACACCGAACCGGGGATACACATTCCCCACGCTTCAGGACCCGCAGGACGTCCGGCAGGCGATCGAAGATCTGGCGACCGATGTCGATGCCGACATGGCGGCCATCCATGCAGGCATTTCACTTGCCCTGAACGCGCCCACGGTTTCCGTCTCCCGCTCCTCTGCACAGGCAGTGGCGCCCCTCACCCCGACGCTGGTCACGTGGACGGCCGAACTGTACGACAACAATGCTTCCTGGGAGCCCATCGCCCCGGAGGAGATCGTCTTCCAGGACACCGGGATCTACTGGCTGACGTGCTCGGTTGGGGTGTCCCTGACGTCAGAGGCTCCGCTGAGAGACGGCATTGTGGAGTTCGTTTCCAGCGCGGGTGTGGCTCCGATTCCCACGTCCAAGAGTCTCCTCCTGGACGAACAGTCGCCTACGTACTTCTCCCTGATGGTGCCGCACTTCGTACTCGCGGCCGGCGAGACGATGAGTGTGCGGTTCACACACGATGCGGTGGCGTCCCTGAATGTCTTCAACGCACGCCTGAACGTCACCCGATTCGCGGGGACAGCACCGCTCTAAGGAGAACGCATGTCAGAGCAGCCTTTCGAGCCGGTTCCCCTGGACCCCGTCCCGGACGACGGACCGATCCTCGAGCCGTCATACCCGGACCCGGAGACGTTCATCCCGCCGGGCGAGAACATCCCGCAGGAGGGGTAAGCCATGGGCGTCACACCTTCCCGTAACTATCCGTGGCCCGACCCGGGGGACGTGGCGGACGTGCCTCAGGCGTTGGAGGATCTGGCGCTCGCAGTCGATGCGGACGTGCAGTTCCAGTACGACCGGCTCGTGACGCGCTCCGTGGCGAAGGCGTGGCGGGTCTCCTCACCGACGTCCATCACGAACTGGTCTTCCGGGGCCGGGTTCTTTCTGAACCTGGAGGACGGATTCCAGATCAACACGAACTCTGCGGTGGAACTGTCCGGCACCCGGTTCGTTCCGCGCGAGCAAGGATTCTGGCTCTTCACCGCGTCGCTGGCGTGGCCCATCGTCAGCCTCACTTCCCCGTACCCGCAGGGACGGCATGTGGAGGTGTGGGCGAACGGGGGGACTCAGCTCGGACGCGACGGGTTCAACAACAACATCCCGGTCGCGGACGTGTCGACGGAGACGGTGGCCGTGGGCGGCCGGTTCATGAACGGGACCACCGATTACGTCGAGTTGGCTGCCCGGGTCTTCTCGGACAACGGGGCCGCCATCCCCAAGGTGTGGCTCAACACTCGGGCGATCACCGGCATCCGCATGACCCCTGTCTAGGAGGAACCGTGAGCACGTACCTGAAGGACCTGAGTGAGCGCGTTGTCATGACGTTCCTGGCCACGGTTGCCGCGCTGGCTGTGGCTGCCGAGCCGTTCAACGTCATCACCTTCGAGTGGGGCGCCGCGCTCACGGTGGCTGGCTCGGCTGCCGTGCTGTCGCTGCTGAAGGGGCTGGCCGCCCGAGGCACCGGCCCGAGCGACGGAGCCGGTCTGGGGACCTGACACCACGACGGGCCGGCCACGGGAGCGTCGCTCGGGCTCAGCCCAGCTCGCCGAGCGCCTTCTCGTACTCCTTCGCCTGCGTGGGCGTCAGGATCTTGGAGACGCGCAGCAGAACCGGGCCCTGCACATAGTCGTACTCGGCGAACGTCGGCATGGACCCGCCGATCTCGCGAATGTACGCCGCGCGCTTCTCCGCCGCGGCTGCGGTCTCGAACACTTCCACGCTCCCGCCCCGCGTCAGGTCGTGCTCGTCCGCGAACTCGACCTCCGCGGCCGGGACCCGGGAGTCGGAGAACGCCACCTTGCTCGTGTAGCCGCCGGGCCTGCCCAGCTGGTGGTTCGGATCCGATGCTTCCGTGTAGACGACGGTCACCTTCAGGCTCGGGACCGTCTTCTGGAGCTCTGTGGCGACGGCCTCGGCGTCGAGGGTGCCGGTCTGCCTCTCCCCTGTGGGAGTGGCGGACGCCTGGGGCTTGTCGTCTTTCGGGGCGGGGCTGCTGGTGTCTCCGCTTCCGCAGGCGGTGAGCGTGCCGACGAGTACGGCGACGGTGGTGATGGCGATACGGGCGCGCATGAGGTCCCCCCTCAACTGACAGTGAGGGCCACAACATAGCCCGGCCGCACGGCCCGTCAGCCCTTCTCCGGCAGCCTCGACACGAACGTGCCGATCCCCGGCTCCATGTAGGCGAGCCCGGCCGTACGGAGTTCGCGCAGCACCCGGCGCGCGGTCACCGGGGAGATGCCGAACTCCTCCACCAGATC